ATTGTTGTTTTTTAACTCAGCATAAAGTAACCAGGGGGGTCTAGCTGTACCAGAACAGCTAATTTTTATTATTATGAGTAAAAGAGATGAAATCCAACAAGAAGCTCTAGACATTGCACTAAAACACAAAAGATGTGGATTGGCTCTAAGCATGGGTGTTGGTAAAACTCTCATTGGACTTAAATATATTGACTATTTACAGGGGAAGAATATGGGGAAGCTTAGGGTGCTAGTAGTAGCCCCTAAGTTATCCATATTTGATGCTTGGAAAGATGATGGTGTAAAGTTTAATATTGATACAACTAATATTACATTTACTACTTATCTCTCTTTAAACAAGTATAACCCACAAGAGTTTGATATATTAGTTTTAGATGAGTGTCACAGTTTATTATATACACATGAGATTTTCTTAAGTCAATTTACTGGTAAAATACTTGGTCTAACCGGCACTCCTCCCAGACATTATAAATCTGAGAAAGGAGAAATGGTATTTAAGTATTGTCCTATAATGTATAGGTATAGTACAGATGTTGCTGTTGATGATGATATTTTAAACAACTATAAAATCATTGTTCATCAATTAGAACTATCAGGTAGCAATAACTTAGAAGTTAAGCTCAAGGATAAATCTTTTTACACATCTGAAAGAAAGAACTATGCCTATTGGACTCAAAGACTAATGGATGCATCTACAAAGAAACAAGAACAGATAGCATCTATAATGAGAATGAAAGCTTTGATGGGATTCAAAACTAAAGAAACCTATACTAAAGAACTTCTTTCAGAGATAGATGATAAATGTATTGTATTTGCTAATACACAAGATCAAGCTGATAAGATGTGTAGATATTCATATCATTCAGGTAATCCAGATTCTGAAGAAAATCTTCAAAGATTTAAAGAAGGAACTATACAAGAACTTAGTTGTGTATTACAGCTTAGTGAAGGTGTAAATATTCCTGAATTAAGATCTGGTATTATTATGCATGCTTATGGTAATGAACGTAAGTCAGCACAGAGAATAGGTAGACTTTTAAGACTTAATCCTGATGAAACTTCAGTGATACACATACTGTGTTATAAAGACACTGTAGATGAAAGATGGGTTATAGAAGCCTTAAGAGATCTAGATCAGAGTAAGATAAAATATTTTGATATAAAATGAAACTACAACATTTTGCAGGAAAGTTTATAAAAAAACAGGGAGAGTTGAAGTTTCCCACTCTAGCAGTGACTAAACAGTATGAAGTGTTTCTGTCTAATATCAATGAAGGAGACATTGTAGAATTTTTCTATGAAGTTACTCATGATGATGGTACACTTCCACAGTTAGCTAAACTTCATGCCATGTTAAAGCCATTAGCTTCTCATATTGGAGAAACAGTTGAAAATATGAAGCTTCTGGTAAAAGATAGAGCTGGCTTATGTATAGCAAGAGAAGTTTCTGGTAAAGAATATTTCTTAGCAAAAAGTTTTGCTGAATGTTCTAAAGAAGAACTATCTCTGGCTATACAAGCTCTAATTGAAATAGGAGAAGAAGTTAACTTTCTGTTTCCGTAGTAGGAGTATCAGTGATTTCTTCTTCATAAGTGTGCCCTTCTTTTACAAGAGTAGATTCAACTTCATTAACTAACAAGCTTAATGTGTGAAGATCTTCTATCCAAACTTCAGAAAATTCTTTGGTATTATCCTGAGTGAATTCTTCAACTTCTTTTTTGAATTTTTGAATATCTTCCTCATTTTTACCAGCTATGATGGCTAACATCATTTTCTGAACTCTAGCTAAGAATCCAGCACTTACATTGATGCTTACTACAGCATCTTTTTTAATCATTGTGATTTTATTACTCATACATTTAAATTTTGTAACAAATTTAAACAAAAATTGTGACAGAACAAATAAATTTAGAAGATATTAAAGTCAAGCTAATAGATAAGCTTCAGGCTTGTGGGTGGTCCCACCTGCTTAGAGGTTTTATTCAAAGCACAGACTTTGATAAAATTATAGAAACCTTGTACAAAGAAAGACAAGATGGTAAAAGGTTCACTCCTCCTTTAAAGAATGTATTCTCAGCTTTTGAGAACTGTCCTTTAAATGATTTGAAGGTGATACTGATTGGGCAGGACCCTTATCCCTATCTTAATGTAGCAGATGGTATGGCTTTTAGCTGTAGTATTACACAGAAGCCTCAACCTAGTCTAAAGTATATATTCCATGCTATAGAGCACACTATACATCAGGACTTTCCTACTTATCAGGAACCTGATTTAACTAGATGGGCTAAACAGGGAGTGTTATTACTTAATACAGCTCTTACATGTGAGATAGACAAAGTGGGAAGTCACTATCATATTTGGAAAGACTTCATATCTTATATAATAGATATGCTCAACTTTACAAATAGTGGACTAGTGTATATTCTACTAGGAGCTAAGGCTCAAGAATTTGAAGACATAATATCTAACAATCACTATATACTTAAAGCTTCACATCCAGCTTCAGCTGCACACAATGGAACTCATATATGGGATTGTAAAGATATTTTTAATGAAACAAACAGATTAATAACAGGGAACTTAGGTTCTGAATTTAAAATCAACTGGTAATATGGAAATCAATAAAAATGAAATTGAAGTTACAGAAGTTAATTTAACAGAAAAAACTATTTTAGAATATCTAAATAGTGGTTTAACATGGTATAAAAAAGATGATGTAGGTTATGGCTCTATAGAAGAAAAGTATAGTGCTAATCCTTCACAAATAGCAATTATTAGAAAACATCCTTCATTTAAAGGAGTTAAAACTAAAGTTACAATCTTTAACATTATAAAGGATGACAATAGCACCTCCTCAGAATCGAGATCTACTGGGACAACAAGTAAAGTGGAACAACCAGTGGTATCAGTGGATGACAACCACACAACAGTGGGAACTAGTGAAGCAGCAGACATCTTTGCCAACCTTTAAAGATCCTCTTAATATTAAAAAAATGAGACCAAGTCCAACAGAAAGTGCTACATTATTTCACTTAGGTTATAGAAAACAAGGTAATGATGGTAGAGATTGGGTAGTAGTGGCTGCAGGCAATACTCAAAGATGGGTACCTGCTACACGTGTACAACCAGCACCTGCAGGGATTAATTATAAATTCAATGTAGGAGATGTAGTAGAAGTGGTATTAACAGGATCAGGATGTGGTGATGGTGAACTAGGTAAAGAAGTAACTATTATAGAAAGAGGAAAATATGGAAGTGCTGGTCATCCAGGGTATAGAGTAAGTCCTGCAATAGGTAACTGTATACCAGGCTGCACTGGTTATGAGTTATTTGAAGGAATGATAGGAGAAATATCATTTGATTTAGTAGAACAAATAGAATTAAAACAACAAACAATAAAACCCCTTAACATGGCAAAGGCAACTAAAACCATTACAAAGAAGACTACTCAAGAAGTACGTCAAATTGAAACTTCCTTAATCAACAAGGAAGAAGTATTTAAGATGCTAGCATTAGCAGAAGCTACAGGATTACCATTATTATTAGTAGGTGAGCCAGGTGTAGCAAAGACTAAAACTATTATAGAATATGCCAAAGCTTGGTTAAACAGGGATGGTAAAATGACTGCAGAAGATTTTGCAAACAAAATGTACATCTTAGAGACTGACGAAGGTACTAAAGCATCAGAGATTAAAGGTATGCCTGACTTAGGTAAATTATTCACTCAGAATACATATGAAGTTAATGCTCCTGTAGCAGAAGCTGACATTGTAATAATCAATGAGGTGGACAAGGCTAGCTCAGCTATCAGAAATGCAATGTTAGGTGTAATGAATGAGAAGTTCTTATTTAATGGTAAAGCTAAAATACCATGTAAATGGAAACTGTTCATTGCAACTTGTAATGAAATCCCTAAAGAAGAGAAAGATTCTCCATTCTGGGATAGATTTATGTTGAAGATGACTGTAAACAGAGTGTCAGCAGGTGACATGTCTAAGTATTATGCTAAAGGTGCACGTAACTATAGAGAGAAGTTTACCATTGGTATTCCTAATGAGGCTGAACTAAACACTGTAGAAATACCATCTAATAAGTTAGACAAGTATTTAGAAGTGGGTTATCAGCATTCAAGTGATCGTACTCTAACTTTTGTACCAAGACTAGCTAAAGCTGTTAGTTATGTATGGGATATCTCTGTAGATAAAGCCCTTGTAAAGACAGCTCAGATTATGATTGGTCAAACAGCAGGTAGTGAGTTACAGAATAAACTAATGAGCCCAGAAATCAAGGCTGTTATGTCTAAAGTGGAGATGCTACATTCTCATAGTAACAATGAAGCTCTTGAGCTAGCTGTTGCAGAAATTGAGAGTTTGATTAATACATATGCTACTAGAGGTGTAATGGACCAAGGTCAAGTGGAAGAGATAGAAATGTCTATGCAGTATATTCTTCAGAACCATCCAGCTCGTAAAGACTACCAGTCTTCAGAAGAGTTTGATAGTATCATAGATGAAGTTGTAGCTGATGCTAACCCTTTCTAGATAGAGATTTTCTTAAGCCAATGAACCCAGGGAGTGTAGATTCACTCTCTGGTATTTCATTAGGAGATCTCGTAAGACAGGCTAATGAACAAATTAAAAACAATCCAAATGGCAAGCCCAAAGAGTTATAAGAATGTATATACCATTCTTGAAAAAGTAAAGAAAGGAGAAATAAAATCCTATTATAAAGATGATGAAGGTTTGTTTGGGAAGATTAACTTCTATAAAAAACCTGATTTAGTAAAGCCCTATCTCCATTATATAGATGAAGCTAGATTAGATAACATAGTGGATACTCATATAAGAGATAATAAAGCAGTGAACGACTCTTACAACAGATTTGCTAAGACCACTGACTTTAAAAAAATAGATCCAGGTAAGCAACCAGATCAAAGTACATTTTATCATAAGTTTCAGGAAAACTATAAAAAGTTTCCTAAGCATATGGCTAAGGATATATTTAAGATGTATTATAACCAGATAGAAAAGCTTGACTTTGAAGAAAGAGATGAAAAGAACCACACTAAGTTTAAGTTCTTAGAGAGAGCTAATAATCCTGTGGGTAAGATTATGTCTGAGCATAGTAATCTAAAGTCTGCCATCTATACACGTAATATTATTTCTTACTTTATAGCACGTATGACTATTATGGATTTTGTAGACCCAGATGCATCTCAAGATATTAAGGATGGACTTAGTGGTAAGTCTGACTTTGATAATCAGGGTGCAGATGAAGCTATGGAACAGATGATGGATAGTAAACAGGGTAAGAGTATGTTAGAAGATGCTATGCAGAAAGCTCAAGACTTATGTAAAGAAATGGATGATGCTATGGATGAAGATGTTCAAGAGCAAATGTTTGAGAACACTAATAAAACAGGAGAAGAATCTACAGCTGGTAAACTTAGTCCAGACTATCTTAGACAAGTGGCAGCTAAACTTCAGAGTATTAGTCTTTCTATGGGATCTCTTAAAGAGAAAATCAAGAGACTTCTTGATAGATCTGTAAGCTATTTCAGTGCTAAGAAAGAAACTACATATGAAGACTTATTTAATTCTGATAACATAGCTGGTCTAGAAGATTATGAACTATTACATCCTAAGCTTAGAAAAATCTTTGCAGAAGACTTGCAGGTGAAAGATACAAAGAGTGTAGGTAAGATAGACATCTATATAGATATATCAGGTTCTATGGATAGTGATTGTGGTATAAGAAATGCTGATGGAAATGATATTACTAAAATAGACTTCTGTAAATCATTTGCAGCCAAGCTTAAAGAGATGGACATGCTTAATGATGTTTATGTATTTAATAACAGAGTGAAGAAAATGAAGAATGATTTACTCACTATCTCTATGTTAGATACATCTGGAGGCACCACTATTGATGCTGCTGTTCAGTTAATAGAAAAGAATGGAATTAATGCATTAGTAATTACAGATGCAGAAGACAGCTGTTCTATCTATTCAGAAAAAGCATTCTTTATTGGTGTTAAAGGAGCTAGATTTAACTATTTTAATACAGAAACTATCAAAGAGTATTCTAACAAATCTCAGGTGGTTGTATTTGATGGTAAATCTATAAGAAATGTAAATGAGAGTGGAATTGCACAGAAATAATTAGTGTTTAGGGGTTAAAAGAATGGGGAGATGTAAAAGTCTCCCCTTCTTTTTTATCTTCCCTGACCTACATATTTTTTAGGTCTAGGAGTGTGCTTATTATAAGACTTCTTAGCAGACCCTGTTTTACGTCTACCAAAACTAATTTTTCTAAGTTCTCCTGATGATTTTGCTTTAGCCATTATGAATTATTTCTTGTTTTAACTACTGTAAATGTAAATGGACCAGTCATATTATCATTGTTAGTCCATTCGTATCCATTTGATCCTATTGTAAGAGTATTAGTTGGTGTACCTGATCCTACATTACTATAAGATACAAGAATACCATCTCCACCACCTGCTATCCAAAGTTCCACTCTGCCATCATAGTGATCATTTACCATAAGCATTCCTGAAAAATTAGGAATTACATGAGTGGCACCATTTCCTACAGCCACGGTATTATTTGAAGTATCTGCTATAATCACATTACCTTCAGCATCTATAGTAGGACCACTTGTACCACCACTTGTAGCAGCTGTAGTCATTACTGAACCATCAGCAAACTTAACAGGCACTGATTGAGGTATCACTGTTCTTGTATAAGCAAATCCTCCACCATTATTTTCAGCTGTCCAACCACTAAATACAAACTTATAATATAAATCAGTAGTTAAATCATGCATTATAAGTTCTGTACTAAGTATATTAACTCCTACATTATAATCTAATGCATGTGTAAAATCTGTATAAACTCTAGATTCTAAATTACTAAGATCAGAAAATCCTGAATAACCAGGTCTTCCATCTACATAAGAGCTATTCCATCTTGTATTTTTAGGAGAGGCTCCTACACGTGAACGATCTTCATTAAGTGAATTGTATAAAGCTCTTCTATTAGCTCTAGCTAACCATACACCATCAGATATTTTATCTACTGTTTCTGTTTCACCATTTGGTTTTTCAAAATAAACTGAAGGAAATATTTCCCATCTGTCATAAGCAAAACCATAATTATCAAAATAACCCACTCCCCATTCTGTAAACATAATTAGAAAGTATCTAATAGTACCTTCACCATCATCAAATTTCATAACAACAGGCATTCCTACATATTGAGGAGGAGCAGCATCATTGTTATCATTAGGAGTTGTAATAGCATTTCTCCATGTATCAAAACTTCTATTTTGAACATCCCATAAAGGAGCCCATGAGGTATAGTCAGAATTTATAAAAGAAGTACTCCATGATGTATTTAATGGAGCAAAGTCATTAGATGATTCTTCTACAGCAATATTATATATACCACCACCATTAGTACCTCTTGTAATTTCAAGAAGACCTGGTATAATTATATCTTTATTTGTTTCAGGACTTGACCCACTTGCTTTTCTAAAAGATACCTTAGGGCCTATAGAACCAGGTTTAAATCCTAAATCACGAATATCAGGTATAGAAGGAGTATTATTTATATCATCTATTAATCTATTAAGATGACCAAATCTAGCTAATTCTGTATCACCTTTTATTTTGCCTAATGATTTATCAGGGCTTGACGGTTTAAATTTTCTTATTGCCATTATTATATAATTTTAATATGTGTCTATTCCAACAAATTCAGTACCATTGTATATAACTTCTATACAAATAGGATCAGTGATAATATAAGGATTTAATATACCACCTCCACCAGAAGGAACAATTGATCCTGCAAAATATACTTTTACACCAGCTCCTGTTAACATAATATACATTTTATCTCCAGCTTCTAGATTCATACTAAAATAAGGATCTATATCAACTTGTAATGTAAAATCTTGTGTAAGAGTTCCTTTAAAAGTAACAATAGTTTCTACATGATTAGGAACTATACGAACAGTGCTGTTATGAGTAGGAACAGGAAATTCATGTGTTTTTCTAAATTTACTAACTATATCATTTACATGACCTAGTCTAGCTACTTCATTATCCCCTATAGTATGTCCTAGATAAATATCTGGACTAAGAGGTTTTATTTTTTTTAGTGCCATTATTATGCTTTTTTAAATTTAGCTTCTAAAGCAGCTTTCATTTCAGCTGTTTTAGCTTCAATTCTAGCTCTATTTGGTTCTAGTTCTATAGACATCAATCTAGCTTGAGGTTTAGGACCCCAGTTTTCAGGTTTTTTAGATAAAAATTTGCTTGACATTATAAATAATTTTAAAGATTAATAAAGAGTAAATTTAAGAGGAGTACCTTCAACAACTAGGAACTCAAATTCAAAAGCAGCATCACCATATATAGCATTTACTGCTGTATTAGAAGCTGCAATTAAATATAAGTCTGCTCCATCTGGAGAATATTGATCTATTGCAATATTCATAAGTTCTGCAGGAACTAAGTCACCATTATCATCTTCTATAGATGCACCATTTGCAAATGAAGATATAACAGGAACTGGTCCAGGCCAACTTGGAGAACAAGTAATAGTTCCTGTAGTTTTAAATGGACTTAAATATAAAGAACTACCATCAGTTGTTTCCACTGTACCAATGTATTCTATAATAAAAGTATCACTTGCAGAACCTAATTCATACACTCCTCCTACTTTATAACTTTCTAAATTATAAGGAAAGAAAGTTGGGCTAGCTGGAGTATCAATAACCTTAGTGCTGCCTTTAATCATTGATGGTGTAACAGGAAAAGGATAGATATCATATATTCCAGTTTTGTATGTGGAATACAATTCACTTTTGTTAATATCATCTACTAGTCCATTAAGATGTCCTAGTCTTGCTAATGCAGCATCTCCTTTAATCTTATTTAAATAGATTTCAGGACTACGAGGTTTAAATTTTTTAAGTGCCATAATTAAGGTTTTATAAAATGTTTAAAAATTGTGTTGTTAAATCTGTCCAGCCTGATACAGAGTTGTACTTTTTAAAAGTAGTAACTTCTACATATGCATTATATCCATGGTCTACATTGATAAATGTACCACCACAATAAAATACATCTACATTAGTTCCTACGTTAGCACTCACTATACCAGAAGCTCCTGTAAGAAATGTATCTGCTGCCACTCTAATTAGTTCTGTACAATATTTCATAGAAGCTCCATATAAAGATGGTGTAGATACAAAGTTATAAGTAGATAATATAGTAGCTCTATTAGCATATAGTATAGAACAAAGTTTATAATGCTGATCATTATTAGCAAAAACTCCTGTATTATATACTGGAGCACTTCCATTACCTATAACCCATGTAGCAGCAGTTGCTACAGCACCACAAGTGTTATCTGTTAAAGACTGAGCCTGAGTTTTACCTTTTCTCCATATACGTCCTACATTACCAACTTGTGACACACCTATATGAGGCATATTAACTAAAAATAAAGCTCCATTAGCTGTAATATGAGAAGCCCATGCTTGTAGTCCTAATACACCTGTATGAGGATAACCAGCTAATCCTGCACCAAAGAATGGTCCAAGAAAACTAGACTGCTGTGCAGAAGTCTGTCCTAGATTGTCAACATGCTCTATAGCATTAACATCATCAGAACATATGTCTGTACTAAGAAGTATGTCTTTATAATTGTATCCTTGAGTTTTAATAAACTCTTTAGCAGCTTCAGCAAATCTCAATGCTGGTACAGCACCTTCATATTCACTTTGAACAGTGATTGTGTATGATGCTGGATTGGGTGGAAATATAGAAGTTGTACAACATAAGTCTGCTGGAACTTCGTTCCATGTACTAGGGCCATTTGGATATGAACCACTAGTTAAGATGAGACTACCAGGTACTATCTTTCCCTGTTTAGAATATCTTACAAATGCTCTTTTTTTCATTGTTTATTTATTTAAAAGGTTAATATTATTTTATCCTACTTGACATATAGTAGCTATTATACTAGGTATATGTGGTAGAGTTGGATATAAGCTTGTATTATACAATATTCTAATTGTACTCACTGTAGATCTCCACATAATTTGTACATTTTGACCTGCTGTTAATGGAAGAAAATAATTCCAAGCAGCCATCACAAGATCTCCATTATTAGCAAGAGTTAATGTACCTGCTGTATCAGGAACATCTACACCATTCACTCTAATCCAAAAATATGTTTGAGCAGCTCCACCACCTGATGTTCTACTAAGTTGTGCAGAGAATTGCAAGTTGTATATTCCTGTATTAGCAGCTGTTATTTTAGTGGGGTTTCCAGATAGGTCATTAACAATACTAAAACCACTTGTACAAGTGAGGTCAGTGGTGTTAAACTTTGTAGCTAAGTTTTCATTACCAGCTGTTATTTGTGTAGTGGTATCATAAAAAGATCCTCTATAACCACCAGCTGCTCCTGAAATACCTTGAATTCCCTGAGGTCCTTGAATCCCCTGAATACCTTGAGGCCCAGTGTCTCCAGTATTTCCCTTATCACCTTTAATCCCTTGTATTCCTTGAATCCCCTGTGCTCCAGTAGCTCCTGTTGCACCAGTGTCACCTTTTGGTCCAGCTGGTCCAGGATCACCTTGAGGTCCTTTAATATCTCCAGCATCAAACCATATAGAACCATTCCAAGAATATAAAGATCCATCTGTAAGAATAATCCATGCATCACCTATATTAGCACCAGGACTTCCTCCTGCACCAGCTAAAAAAGATGCAAGATCAGGATAAGATCCTAATATAGTTACAGAGTTACCAGCAGGTCCTTGAGATCCAGTAGCACCAGTATCTCCTTTAGGACCTTGAGATCCTGTGTCACCTTTTACTCCTTGTATACCCTGTATACCTTGATCACCTTTTGCACCTGTTGAGCCAGTATCTCCTTTCACTCCCTGAATACCTTGCACACCTTGTATACCTTGTATTCCTTGAGGTCCCTGTATACCCTGTGGCCCTTGTGGGCCTAAAAGATCTCCTGCATCATCCCAAATATTTGTAGAGGTATTCCATACATATAATGAACCATCAGAAAGAATAATCCAGGCAGCTCCTGCAGTTCCTGGACTACCACCAGCCCCTGCTAGAAAACTAGCTAAGTCTGGATAGGAACCTAAAACAGTTAAAGCAGCACCTGTATTTCCCTGAATACCTTGGATTCCTTGAATACCTTGTGAACCCTGAGGACCAATTGGTCCCTGTGGACCTACAGGACCTTGAGGACCTACTAAATTAGTACCATTAATTTGGTCTACTATATTATTTAAATGAGCTAATCTAGCCAATTCAGTATCACCCTTAATTTTACCTAAATAAGGATCAGGACTCTGTGCTTTTATTTTTTTAATTGGCATATTAATTATTTTTTAGGTTTAGCTGGTTTACCACAGCCACAACCATATATGTTATTATTTTTAGTCATTATTCTTCTTTTTTATCAGACTTCTGTGTACCAAAATAGTATGAAAAAATCATGAGAGTTAAAGTTTTTATTAAATCAAATAGCTGATCATTTTGAGCATCAGACAATAATGGCATTTTAAATGCTATTACCTTATCAACTATAAATACACCCACTAAAGAAGCAAATACTAAAAGAATAAATCTAACTAGTAAATCTTTAGTATGATTAGCAAACAATTTATTTATATAATGTACTGAATACATAATAAATGACATTCCTCCAACAACACCAAGTAACATCACCCATAGATTAGAATTGCTAAACATTATGCAAGTAATTTATAGTATTCATTAAAATGTTTTATTCTATCTTCTAAACCAATAGTTCCACCATTTACACACTTACTTACAGAGGTAATAGATTCTTCTGTATTACTAGTAGCTTTCTTAAGACAGTTCTTTTGAAAGAACCAAGCTGCTGAAGCTAATGGATATTTTGTAGCTACTAAGTCAGGATTAGCAACACAATCTTCTCCTATAGCAGTAGAGAATGCTTTATAGTTATCATGACCAGTGAGCTGGATGAACCCTCTTCCTCTAAATTTGAATCCCATACCAGATGCCTCATCTCCATTACCCATTCTATTAGCATAAACTCTATTAGCTATTTTCTCAGGCTTTCTTTCATATGCAGCAGCTAAATCTTCTGTAGGGAAGTATTTAGGAAATACCCCTCTCAATCCTTTAGCACCATAGTTTAGGTTCTCTTGTGTAAGTTTAAACCCACCTGATTCATGACTACATTGAGCTAAGAAATGAGATAGTTTAACAACTGTATCAATACCAAACTTAGTTATTACTTCAGGAATTTGAGCTAAAACTGAATCAGGTATATGTCCTTTTAACTTACTTATATCCATGATCTTTAGGTTTTCTAGTTTTCTTTTCTATTTTTTTAAGCTCAGCTAATATCTTAGCATGGTCTTGCAAAGCTTGTCTATCTAATGTTAAATCTTCTTCTATTTTTATAAGAAGAATCATTACTTCTTGTAAAAGTTGATTAGTATTCTCATCCACTTTAAGATCAGCTATTAATTGTTCTCTATCTTTCTCAGCTTGTCTATTACCTGACATAAGAATCATAGGTGTAGCATAAGCTGCTTGAGATGATAATAAAAGGTTCATCAATATAAAAGGATAGGGATCAAAATGAACCATATTCTCTACATTTACAAACATCCATATAATAAGAATAACTGTTTGCCATATAATGAACTTCCAGCTTCCTACAAAAGAAGCTACATTGTCAGCCAATGATATACCAAATTTTTTCCAGTTCATTATAATATATTAATTAGTTTATAATCTAACTCCCTCTATAGCAAATGTAGCTTGATTATAATATAAATATGTATTTCCTGCAACTCCTCCATTTCCTATAGTGATTGCTGTTGTAGCAGCTGTTCTATTTGTATATGAAGGAAGAGAGCTATTAGAAATAATTGTCATTCCAGATAATGCATTACCAATACCTGCATTTTTACCTATAGCATTTACAGTAGTACCAGTAGAATTTTTACCAGCATTATATCCTATAAAATTTGAATAAAGTGCCCCATTAGCACCATCACCTGTAGCATAACCTATAAAATTTGAATAAGATGAATTATTTACTGTTGATCCAGCTCTTCCAATAAATACAGAATAATTGGTATTAGTTGCTGTTTGTCCACTTCCTCTTCCTAAAAAAATACATTCATTAGCATTTGTTGATTGGTATCCTGCTAATGGTCCTATAAATATTGAGTTATTTGAACCAGTAGATTGATACCCTGCTCTATCTGCTATAAAAACTGAATCATAAGAATTAGTTGCTGAATTTCCTGCGTCAGGTCCTAAAAATATTGAACCATATGCATTAGATCCAGATCCTGCATTTGATCCTAAAAGTATAGAGTTAAGAATAGAAAAATTAGATGTAGCAGGACTAGTAGAATATATTGTTGTTCCTAAAGTTTCTATAACTGCAGGATTATTATTAATTTGATCTACAAGTTGATTTACATGAGCTATACGAGCTAATGTGTTATCTCCTACTGTTTTACCTAAGTAGGGATCTGGACTTTTGGGCTTTATTTTTTTAATACTCATTATTTATGTAGTTTTATTTTCCAGTAGGAAGACAATCCATATTGAATCTGACCATTCATGTCTATTCCTGCTGATATACCAAATATTTTATCACTCTTAGTTTTTAATAATAATCCTAGATTTAATTGGTCAAAGGGAGTAATCTGACTACCCTCCACTGACCCCCCAATATAAAGCTGGTTTCTTTTTTTTTCCGGTACTATGATAGTGTTAGTTATAATAGGATAGTGTAAGTTGTAGTGTGTGGATCTACCTACTATTAAGTTCTTACTTACAGTGTCTGTTACATAAACATGACCTATAGAGTCTATCTTTATACTATCAGATTGTATGTTCTTAGCTAGTAATTCTCTAACTATACTTTCATACTGCTTTAGAAGCTTATCATAATTAGTATCTGGTAGATACTCGGTATTCCATCTATCTATAGGAACAGCATAAGGCTCAGTTTTAACAAGCTGAGGCTTAGTTATTACAGTGCCTGAGTGTTCTACATATACAGTGTCTCTTTTAATAACTATATCAGAAATACTATGTCCACCTCCACATCTCTGTAGAAGAAGAATTATTATCAAAACAATAATGATAATATTCAATAAGTTTTTTCCTATGTTTTCTAGTTTAAACACTGGTATATTATTTAAGCTATTTATATTATTAAACACTTTCTTCTGAAAAGAAATTACTAATCACCTTACCAACTACACCTATAATTAAAGATGTAATAGCTAAAGATTTATTATCTCCCACTATAGAAGCAGTAGATAGAATAGAAAAGGCTCCTAATAGAGCATCTCCTATTTTTCTCATTTTTAAAGGAGTGGGTTTCCAGTATCCTTTAAGAGTGAGCTTAGTTACTTTTTTCTTCTTTACCATTATTTATAAATTTCTTTAATTCTATTAGCTACATCAGCATCTGTCCATTGTCCAATAGCATCATAAGCTGCTCCTTCCCAAAGAACTATTTTACCAGGGTATCCTTCAACATTAGCTACCACTTTCTTAGCTTTAGCATTGTCAAGAATAGAACTAATCTTTATAGAACTAAGCTTTAATTGATTAGCTGGAGTGGAATGAATCACTTTAAGACCTCCAAGATCAATAACAACAGATGTATCTGGTGCTGTTTGTTTTAAATTAGGCATATTATTATTTTTATAAATTATTAATTGTCAATTTCAGTTCCTAAATAAGCTCCAGAACCACTATCCCAATAAATTAATTTTAAACTATTAAAATTATCAACTATTTTAATATCTTTAGAAAATGATTGATATATTATACTAGCAGCACTAATATCAGTGGTAACATATCCTTGAGATGTTGTATTAAATATTTGATTACCTGATAGAACTCCACTATTAGTAAAATCCCATATAGAATTATTTAGAACAACTGCAGGTCCTACACTAAATCCACTAAAAGTAGTATTAATTATTTGACTATAGCTTAAATCAGCATTAAAAATAGAGGAATTATCAAAACCATTACGTGTTATTAAACTAAATTCTTTCACTGTACAAAAACTTATAGAACTTTGAATACCATCTCCAATAGTTCCTAAATCATTATCATTAATTCCTGAATAATTACTTATTTCATTATTCATTATATTACTATTATTATCTAAATCATTACTATAAATTCCTAAAACATCATCATCATATTGATCACCAATACTATTAGTAATATTGTTATATTGAATTTTAGAAGAATTGTTAAGTAGATTACTATTAATTTGACTAGATTTTAAAACATTATACTGTATAAGAGCACTGTTTTGCAAATTATTATTACTAATATTTGCATAATAAGTTCCTCCTCCATATATAGAAGTATCAACAGCTCCTCCATACACTTGGTTATATTGTATAGTGCTATCTATACTATAATTATTATTCATATAAGAACTATCACTAAATGTATTATGTCCAATATATGAAGTTCTAAAGTAGTTATTATATACAGCACAAACAGAGAAAGAGTTTACATTAAAAGTTGTATTATAATAAAAGATATTTTCTGATACCTCAGTTTCAAAAAATTTACTTTCTAAAAAATATGCATTATTAGTAATTATGTTATTGTGAATATTACTATAATCAAAGTTATTATCACTTATATACCCATAATAAGATATATCATTATTTTCTATAGAAGTAGTACGTGTAAAAATGTTTCTTTCAATTCCAGCACTTTGTGATGAAAGTTTACAAGAATATAAATGACTTCCTTGATTTAATATATTTTGTGAAAAAACAGATCCTGTTTCAAATATACAAGATTGTACATAAGAAATTTGTGTTAATGTATTATTTGCTAATTCATTTCCTCTAAAGTTTACACATTCTAAGTATGAATCTATCATTTTATTATTAAACACATTTCCATTACCCCATTGAAATAACTTAATTGGATTATCAACAAAGTAATTATTGTAATCAAGATTTGTAGCATCTACTTCATTTCCATTAATATCTTTACGTGAAGATATATAGTCATTATTAATATCATATGTAATAGCATCTAAAACAACATTATAGTCTGTATCATTATATGGTACTAAATCCCAATCACCACTATTAAGTGTATATCTATCTTGACTATATCCTAAATTACCACTAGTATTTTCCCAAACTCTTCCTCCCCAATTTACTTTATCTCCTACATTATATGATGTAGGTTGAGAAATTATAGAAACAGTATAGTCACTTGATGTTCTATCACAAGTGATGTATTCTATTCCTGAAGACCAAACTATACCATCTGTAGGAATTATAAGACCTGCAGATATGTATGTTCCTGTATCACCTAGATTAGAGGTTACAGTGTCACCATTAGAAATATTATAATCTAAGTCAAATATTCCAAACTGAATGTATTCAGAGTATACACCATAAGGATCAACAGTACTAACATATTTGGGATTATAAAATAACCCCCAACCATCAGAAGATATTTTATTAGTAGCTACAGCATGTAACATTATAGTTGTTCCACCATATAAGTTAGTATTTACACCATGAATAATGTAATGTTGACCAGGAACAAGAGTATTATTATCTATAGCTAATTGTAAATCTTCTGGATTATTAACTACAACAGGTTCTCCTCCACCACCATTACAGCATGAATCTATTTTACAGCATAATTGCTTATACTTATTAGTTAACCAGTCTAGTTGTTCAAATATTCCTCTTGCCATGGATTATGATTTAGGTATGTATTTAGTAATATCGTAGAATTCCTCAGGTTTAAAATACTTATCTCTGTAAGCTGTAAAATCATACTTTTCAGTTTCATCAGCTGATGCTGTTACCATTGGTGTTTTAAACACTTCATGATCAAGCATTTGTATGTCTTTTTTAAGATTTTGTATTTCAGTTTTATCTATATTAGACTGAGCTAATAGAGCTTTAATATCTGATCTCATTTCCGTGACATCTCTCCATATAAGAGAGGCTAAAATGGTTACTAGAGCTGGGAAAAGATACAATTTGATTGTATTTCCCACTGTACTTTTTGGGGTAGGATTTCCACTCATTCCAAAAAAAGTTAAAAAAGTTTACATAAAATATAAAGATTTGGAGAAAAAGACATAACTTTGAAACCCTTTTCTCTACAATATAATATACGTGTTTTTAAAGAATCAACCTAAAAATTTATGACAAAACAGGAAATTGAAAGAAATTTAATTAAAGATTTCATGGATGATTTCTATGAAAAAATTGGATACTATCCAACAGTGGCTACAAGAAATAATATACAGACAAAAGAGGGACTAAATATCATTCCTTTAGACCAACTAAAAGCATACTTTGACCCATTTCTACCTAGTAGGCATGGTGGAACATTAAAATTAGACTCTAGACACAGAGCTAGACCCTTGGTAGAACTAAGGTTCATCTTCTTTTACATAGCTAGAACTATGAGATATGATCTTACCACTATAGGTAAATACCTAAAGAAAAGGGATCATAGTACAGTGATTCATGGTCTCACTACATTTGGTAATCTTTACCAGACCAATGAGCAGTTTAGACAAAAATACCATACCATCATCAATAAAATAAAACAAGATCATGAGTCATCAGCTATGGAATACATTGATCAAACACTCTGTGAGTCCTAATCAAGTGTATTTCTTACATTGTTGTAAGAATAAGATTATTCCAACAAAAATTATAAATATAGAAGGAGAGTCTTTAGTTTGCCAACAGAAAGGTTTAATTACTAAAGATGGTCTTATTCTACCTAAAGGAGTGGAGATTTTAAATGACTTTGAGGCTTATATAATAAAAAGCAAAAAGAAGTTAGATTCTGAGGTTTTAGGACCTAATGGAGCAGAAAAAGTGAAAAAGTATAGAGAAATGTTTCCAGAAGGTAGATTTCCTTCTAAAGAACTAGCTAGACAGAATGTAGAAGAACTTAAGACAAAGTTTGTTTGGTTCTTTCAGACATTCCCAGAGTATACATGGGATTTGGTATTTGATGCCACAGACTACTATCTATATGTAAAAGGATTAGTGGATTACCAATATGCTGTAACCAGTAGTTATTTTATAAAGAAAACAGATAAGTATTCTAAGGAGATAAAGTCAGTGCTGGCTGATTATTGTCAAGAATTATTAGATAATCCAGATTTAAAAAATCACTAACATGAACAACGTAGACAGAATATTATACAGATTATTATTAGGGCTTACATTTTCTTTTATTAACTGGTTGATTATCAAAGAGTTAATAGTAGATCTTAGCTTTGTAAAGTCCTTATGTATAGAGCTACTCTTAGTAGTTAGCTTTAAATTCTTTATATACACCAAGAAAAAACTTGAACTATGACTAAACCTTTTGGAGCCAGAAAGTATTCAGAAATACTGAGAGAGGGCTTAAAGTATATTGATGATAGGAGAAAAGGAAGAATTAAGTCTTTCAAAACTCCCTGGATGGGTATTAATCAAGCCGGTGTAGGAGGACTAGAATGGGGATCTATGATCACTATAGGTGCAAGACCTGGTTCAGGTAAAACGCTAATAGTTAATCAGATACTTAGAGAGGCCAAACAAAACAATCCTACACAGGATTTTAATATTCTGGACTTCCAATTTGAGATGGGAGGAAAACAATCTGCAGCTAGAGCTTTTGCAGCTGAAACAGCATTAGACTATAATGTGGTATTAAGTACTAATAAAGACCTAGATGACTTTTCTTTTAAGATGATGGAACAGTATGTATCTGATACAGAAGCTATGGAAAAGATAGGAATTGTTAGACAGGTTATATCTGAGCCTCTTACACATGAAGGAATCAGAAAAGCTGTAGAGTTTTACTACCATGATCTAGGGGGCAAGCCTATGATTATCACTATAGATCATAGTTGGTTAATTAGAAAGATGCCTGATGAGAAAGAAAAGATATCCACTCTATATAACACTGTAGAGATGTTAATGCAACTTAAGAATAAATTTCCTATTATTGTAGTAATGATCACTCAGCTTAACAGAGGTATGGAAGACTATACTAGGAAGACACCAGGGATTATAGCAAACTATCCTACTAGTACAGATATATTTGGTGGTGATGCTCTTATGCAGGGATCTGATTTAGTATTAGCCCTAAGTAGACCATTCACTCTAAATATTCCTTTGTATGGAGATAAAGGATATATTGTGAAACCTGATGATATTTTTGTACATTTGCTAAAAGTTAGAAATGGTTCAGATAATAACACTATGTTATTTATGAAAGCTGAATTCAATAGACAGAGAATGATAGAAGTTAGTGAACCCACACCTAGTAATCCTACAGGAGCTAGAGGTAATGGATACACTAGACTTTCTCAAAGACAAACAGGAAGTAATCAACCGTCACCTGCAGCTGATATAGATGTAGATGATATTTAATAACAATTAAAAACAAACAAACATGGCAGAATTACAAAATCCGTCAGTTGATTTGAAAGAATGGAAGAAAGCTAAGCTTGACTCTATCCGTTCTTTTCACTCAGATCTTATCAAAGATCTTGGAATTAGTCCTTTAGACTTCAACATGAAGAAAGCCTTCTATGACACTAGAGGGGTGGAAGTAGTTGGAATCTTTGGTTCTGAGTTCCGTAAAGAAAAAGGTTTTTTCTTTGAATTAATCAGTAGTGATTTGGATCCTATTGACCCTGAAAGAAAGGTCTATAGAGTACCACCAAACACTTGTTATGAAGAGGAGTATGAACTAAACCCTAAGAATTCTTACAATGTGCCGTTGGAAGAATTAAGAGTGGTAAACAGTTATGCTGCTGCTATTTCAAAGGAAAAAATAATTGAGACAATGGATGAAAATCCTAAGGAAAAAGTTTTGAAATCTACACAGAATTCAGTACCTTTACAAGACTCACCGTACAGTGAAATGACTATCAGAGATTACTATGCAATTCACACTGGTAAGCCTGTTAGTCTAAAGAGCTGGCTCAACGATTTAATCAAAACATCTAAATAAACATGGCACAGAGTATTTTAGTAATTGCTGAATCCGGCAGTGGTAAGTCTACAAGTATAGAAAACTTGGACCCTAAAGAAACCTTTATAATTAACGTAGCAAACAAGCCGTTACCATTTAAAGGGTGGAAGAAAAAGTATACCATTTGGAGTAAAGATAACCCCACTGGTAATATGTATGACAAAGCCACTGTTCCTAACATTGAAGCATGTATTAAGTATGTTAATGACAAAAGACCTGAAGTAAAGGTGTTAGTTATTGATGACTTTCAATACATGAGTTCATTTGAATTCTTTGAAAGAGTAGATGAGAAAGGTTATGATAAGTTCACTCAGATTGGTGCAGGTTTAGCTAGAATAGCTAGAATGCCTAAAGATTTAAGAGAAGACTTACAGATCTATTTCCTCACTCATGCTGAAGAATCTACAGATCTTGAAGGAAAGAAAAGATACAAAGCTAAAACCATTGGTAGAATGGTAGATGAGAAGCTAACTTTAGAAGGCTTATTCTCTATTGTACTATTTGGTAAAGTGAAGAAGGACAAAGATGGTAACATCCGTCATGTGTTTGAAACACAGAATAACGGAGAAAACACCTGTAAAAGTCCTAAAGGCATGTTTCCTACTTTTGAGATAGTGAATGATCTAAACTATGTAAGACAGGCAATTATAGACTACGAAAACTAAATCTTAATTATTAAAACAAACAAGTATGTTTAACACAAAAGGACAGGAAATTAAAACGGGTGGAGGCACCCCTAAGTCATTACAACCAGGTGTTGTATATGCACACATCTTTGGTGGTCAAGTAAGAACTGCCAAGAGTGGTAAGAAAGCTCTAGAATTGGTTTTAGAAGGACCAGCTTTAGAAGGTTTCGAAGGATGGTCTATTGATAAAAATGATCAAGAAGGTCCTAAGTATACTGGTCAATCTAGTAGAGTTAGTGCTACCATTTATTCTGATCAATTTGATTCAGATAGCCCAGCTAAGAATGAAATCATCTATAAGCTTCTTTACATTGCTTCTGAACTAGGACTTAGAGATGAAGCAGATAATGTAAGTGCTAAGACTATAGAAGAATGGGTTGAGAAAGTAATCAACATTCTAAAAGGTCAAAACTTATATTTCTTTTTAAAAGGTACAGAAGAAGAATATAATGGTAAAACAATTGTTAAACTATCTCTACCAAGATATAAGTTTGCAGCTGTAGACCAATCTTCATTAGATAAGTTTGATAAAAACAATCAGTATCATTATAAGGCTTTACAGACAAAATCTGTAAGTGGTTTTGAACCAGCTGTTGATGACTTTGAAATGTAATTGTCTTTCTGTTTTCATAGTTTAAGGTGTTTTCAATGGGGGTGGTTTCTACTACCCCCTATTTTTATAAAATAAAATAAGATGTTTAAAACAAAAAATCTAGTACATGATATAAAGAATGTTCCTGTTCCCTGGATATTTGAACATTTTTGTAAACTAAAAGAAAAACTTACAGGACAAGATGTAAAGATTAAGTCACTCTTTAATCCTAAAGAACGTACTCCTAGTATGTGTATATATACTAGTAAAGATAGTGTGTATAGGTATAAGGATTTCTCTACAGGTAAAGGAGGTAGTGCTATAGATTTAGTAAAAGATTTAACTCAGCTTTCCTTCTATAAGACATGTCAGGTTATTATAGAAAAGTATAATGACTTTGTACTACATAATAATGGAGGGTACGATGTAGGAGAATTTAAACAACAATCTAGGTATAAAGTAAGTAAATGGAAAGTGAGAACATGGACTACACAAGATCAGTATTTCTGGACCCAGTTTAATATTGGATCTAAA